TTGGGCTACGAGACACAACAAACTTTAGATATTACTGATTCCTTTAGCTACTTGCTCACGACTAACGCTGCTGCTGCTGATAAAGCACAATCTGCACTCGATGCATTCAGTAAATCTATTATCAATGGCAAAGTCAGTGGTAACGAATGGCAATCAATGATGATTGCAATGCCGACGTTGGTTGATGCGATATCAGAAACAACAGGCATTGCTCGTAAAGAAGTCGAGCAGCTCGGCATTAAAGGTGAGATCTCACTTCAACAATTAACTGAAGCATTTAGACAGACCAAAGATGCAAATCAGGCTCTTGCAGCGACGATGGACAATACACGTAAAGATGCAATGCAAGATTTACAAAATAATATGACCAACTTGTTGGGTGAATTTAATAAAACCTATCAAGTCACTCAAACACTGTCAGCTGGTATCGTATTGTTGGCTGAAAATGTCGAATTAATTGGCGGTGCAGCAGTCACGGCTGGTATTTCGTTGTTAACGAAATATATTATTTCTTCAGCAATTGCTGTGGGTCAAAAAACAACGGCTGTTTATGCTGAAGTAAAAGCGACATTCGATTCAATCAAAGCCAAACAAGCTGAATCAGCACAGGCGGTTGCTTTAGCTAAGCAGCATCATGCAGATGCAGCTGCACGCTTGCAGAAAATGCGTGTGATGCATGCAGAAAACCAACAACATTATCAACTTGTCAGTGCAATTCGAGCTGAAGCTTTAGCAAAACAGCAGCTCGATAATGCAAATAAAATTGCTACTGTTTCAACCATCACATTAACGACTGCAAGTCGAACACTTATGACAGTATTGGGTGGACCAATTGGATTGATTTCGTTAGTTGCTGGTGCTGCTGCGACGTTCTTCTTATTTAAAGATAGTAGTGATGAAGTCACACCAAGTTTAGAAGATCAATCCAAGACTGTTGCTGAGCTAGTTGAAGAATATCGCCAGCTGGATGAAACACAGCAGCGTATTGCGACACGTGATGCAACAAAGAAAATAGATGAATTGACTGCTGCGCATCGTAAGCAGTATCTAGCACTTGCTGGTGTTGTTCGAGTCGTGATGGACAATAGCGAAGTCAGTAAAAAAGACCGCGATATTGTTAAGGGACTTTATGATGAATATGTCCGTGGTGAAATTACAGCTGACCAACTTGCCACTGCATTAAACAAGCTTGGCACAGTCAATGGTGAGTTAAAAAAACGTGTAGATGATCAAGCGAAATCAACAACTGAAGCGAAAAACGCACTAGATCGTCAGAATCAAATTGTTGACGCTTACTCAAATAAAGCAAAGACAGCTGGTACAGCAACGGATGGTTTCAACAAGAATCTTCAAAATACCAGTGCTGACGCAAAAGCGGCTGCAAATGATTTAAATAATCTATCTAAAGCCTTTCAAGAGTATATGAAAAATGCTCAGAGCAGTAGTTTGCAAAGCTTGTATCAGAAAGGTTTTATGGATGAAGGTTATACAACTGAACAATCCAAAGCACTGGCTGAAGCCCAAACAGCTTTAAATATAGATGCGAAACAACCAATTTCGCTAACCAATGAACAAAAAGAACAAGTTTTAGCTCCTTTAAAAGCAGCTGAACAAGTCACTAAATTGGCGGAACAGCGTAAAAAGAATGAAGAAGCGATCACTAAACAGAAACAAGAGCAAGAAAAGATTGCAGCTCGGCTACTCGTGTAATTTTCAATGTGGTTGAGCAGGTTGATTATTCGCAAACTCCACTCTCAACGATATATCGCACTTATCCTGTTTTAACTGAGAAGCCGAACGAGACAAATGATCTGACTCACAGCCATGAACGTTTAATTCAGTCACTAGATAATAGTACAGGTCGTTTCCTGAAAGTGGATACAGCAAGAGCTGCATTTCAAGTTTATCAGTACGCTTGGATGACACATGGTCGTCAACAGCAAGCCAGTCTTAAAAATCTATTTTATTCACTACGTGGAAGTCAAAAAGCGATATGGGTTCCGACTTTTTCTGATGATTTAACCGTTCTTTCTAACAATGTCAGCACTACAAACTCGCTCACGATTGCATTTTGTGGTTATACACGGTTTTCATTCAATGAACTCAGTAAAAGAGACATCAGAATCGAGTTAAAAAACGGTCAGATTCTTTATCGTCGCATCGTTGCAGCAGCTGAGCTATCAACAACTGAAGAGCTAATCGAACTCGATCAAAACTTCGATAACGTCAATAAAAACACCGTTGTATCGATCAGCTTTATGAGCTTATGCAGACTCTCTAGCGATACAGTCAACATTGAACACATTAATGATAGTGACGGCATTGCTAAGTGTGCTGTTACTTGGCGTGGAGTGCGTGAATCATGAGTTTTTCAGAATTTGAAACGTCTTTACAAAACGGACAACCGATCCGCCTCTACCAGTTTCAAAGAGGTCCGATTCGTTGGGGTTATACCTCAGCAGACCGCAACATTACTCATGTCGGAATTGTGTTTAGAACAATCGAAGGCGGTATTACTGACGATGGTATACGCCAAACGGGTGATGCTCAAGCTGACACTTTGACCTTAACACTGCCAGCTAGTACAGACGTGGCACAAATGTATCGAGTCGTCGCACCAGGACAAACGGTTCAAGTCACAATTTTTGATCTGCACTATGGAGACAATGGCTATCTTGTCGTGTGGATCGGCAATGTCGCTGGCGTGAAATTTACCGATCAAATCACAGCAAAGGTTCAATGTCAGACGCTTGAAACGACACTAGAAAGAACGGGCTTGCGTAAAACGTGGATGCGCGGATGCTCAAATACACTTTATGACAATGCTTGTCGTGCGCCTCGTAACAACTTTAAAACTGAAGGTGTTATCACGCACATGGATGGTATCAGCATTGGGTTTGCTGCTGCTTCAGGTCAACCAAACGGCTATTAACGGTTTGCTACGTATCGAATCAGATGACAATGCAGCGAATGATATTGCAACAAACCAATTGATCGTGACCTATCGAGATCCAATTACAAACAGCGATAAAACAATACGCGATGAAAATATCGCATCGATTCAAAAATATGGTGTGATCTCAGAAAACAAGAGCTATGCAGGCATTCCAACCGCTTCACTTGCTGCTCGACTGGCTGCCCGTGATCTGAAGCCCAGTCAAGCTGGAATCAAAAAATTTAAACTGGTTTTTGACCGACGTGCTTACACGCTTCAACCGATGTCAGTGTTTAAAGTTTCTTCACCTGAGCGTGGTATCGATTCGATTGTGTTACGAGCGATCCGTGTTGAACATAACAATATTACCAACGGTGAAATCACGGTCACAGCGATTCAAGACGTGTTTGGCTTGCCAGCAACCAGTTATATCAAAGATCAGCCAAGCCTTTGGCAACCACCTGTTTCAACGGCACTCAATATCACAAATCCCTTGATATATGAGATTCCGTTTTATGAGTTGGTCGAAGATTTTTCCGTCACAGATTTACAATTAAAGAACAACCAAGGTTATTTTGCAGTTGTTGCTCAGCAACCAACGCCTCTACACATCTCATTTGATCTTCTAGCTAAAGCATCAACTGAGACAAGTTATATCAATTCAGGCACAAGTGATTTTGCATTCATCTCAAGTATTGCGAGTTCAATTCCACAAACAGCGTCAGCTGTGACATGTGTTTTGAATGACTTGATTGAGAATGTTGAGATCGGTGATCGAGCATTGTTAGGAAGTGAAATAGTTCGTGTTACAGCGATAGACATAAATCTAAACTCGGTGACATTGGCACGTGGTTGTATTGATACCTTACCAGTAAGTCACGCTGCTGGTACGAAGTTTTATATTTATAGCAATTTAAACAATGCTATTAACCGCTTATTTAGCATGAATCAAACTGCGAATTTTAAGTTCATCACAAGTACATCATCTGACGAACTTGATGAAAACTTGGCTACAGCTTATACAGCAATACTTTCTAACCGTCTTTCGCGCCCATATCCGCCTGCCAACGTGCGTCTAAATAATGCATTTTTCCCAGTTTCAACTGATGTTAGTAACGGATTGAGTATTTCATGGCAGCCTCGAAACAGATTAACTCAAGTTGCGTTAGCTCCAAGTTTTCTCGATGCAAGCACTGCATCTGAAGATAATAGTACGTACAACATTAGAGTTTATGATGCAAATAATGTTCAGCTGCTGGATAGACAAAATGTCGAATCACCATATATTTGGAATGTACCACGTCGCTTTATTGGTGATCTTGAAACAACCTTACATATCCCAATGACAGGGACAAACAACAGTAGAAATTTTTCTGATATTTCTGCCAATACTCACCCAGTAACCAATGATGGTGTGATCATTAAAACTGATACTGCTGCGAATGGTGGTTCTGCTGCATTCTTTGACACTCTTATGATGCAGTCATCGGCGCATTGGTCATTAAGTGCTGTAGAAGATCATACGCTTGAAGCACGTGTAAAAACACCAACTGCCAACTTAACTGCTAATCAAGATAGTGGGACTTGGGTAATCACAGTGGGTGCGGTTGATGGTATTTCATCAGAAAAATACCATATCAATTTTTTGTACAATTTTTCGCTTGGCACAATGAAACTAGGGATTCAGGGCAATTATCTCAATCCTATCGGTAACCAATTAGAAGTGGTCAATTACAGCATTGAATTTGCAATTGGGCAAAATACCTACTTTGATTTTGCAGTAGAGAAAATTGGAGATCATCTCGACATCTATATCGATGGTACAAAAAATGGCGAATGCAATTTAAGTGTATTAGATGCTGGTACTGGTTCACTGAAGTTTATTAAGTTGACAGCTTGGCAAGCTACACTGCACGAATGCAGATGAGTAACCCGATTGACTCGCCAACAGTGATTCACGAACTGACGACAGAAAATGGTGGCATCACTTTTACAGATATTCTTGATGGAAAAATCGAGCTATTTATCTCAGATCAGCATACGTCTGCATTTAGTTTTGAATCATGTGTATATGACTTAGAGATGGTCGCACCTAATAACGATGTGATTCGTTTATTGGAGGGTGAAGTTACATTGTCTAAGGAGGTCACTCG